TGAATCCTTCTACGAACTGACGATAGGGGGCCAACGGACTAGCATTGAGGGCGATTTTGTGACAATCTCACCCCCTCAACGGGGTCTACTGATTCCAATTTCTGCAAGCAATGACCGCATTATGATTTCAGGGGATTACACACAATGAGTTTTTCCATGCACCAACGGGATGCAATTGATCAAGCCCCGGTTCGCTTGTTCGCATTTATGTTTGGGGAAGGTGATGAACTGTTTTTGACTGATGCTGACGAGGATGTGTTTCACAATTTTCAAAAATTCACTAAAGAAGCGATCACTATTTCAACAATTGAAGAAAACGGTGAGGCCAGTAGCCAAGAAGTAAAAATCCAAGTGGCGCGGGATTCTCCTGTCGCACTACGGTTTGTCGATTTCCCCCCAAGTGCCGTGGTTGGTATTCAAGTTTACGAAGGTCACTTCCACGATATAGACCGTGAGTTTCAACTCCACTGGTCAGGGTCGATCCTGAATTTAGAAGTGACCGATTATGAAGCTGAGTTTGTCTGTCGCCCCGGCTCGGCGTCTGTTCGGAGTCTTGGTCTTCGTCGCAACTACCAGAAACAGTGCCCTCATATGCTTTACGGTTCTGAGTGCAGGGCCGTTCGGGTTCCCGTGGCAGTCACCTTTCAATCCTCCGGTGGTTTTACCGGGAGGGTGAACTTTCCACCAATGAGTGACCCCCAAGGGGCGTTCTCTGGTGGTCTGATTGAATGGGTTGAAGAAGGTCGGAAACAAATACGAACGATCCTGACCGCTGAATTTTCAAACTCAAATGCTGATCTAATAATGTCTGGCCCCGGCCCTGTAAATTCTGGAATTGCTGCGACCATGTTGAGGGGGTGTCAGCATACCGAAGAATCCTGCATAGACTGGCACAACAACATCCTGAATTATGGTGGTCAGCTTTGGATTCCTTTCACCAACCCGATTAACTCAATCACGGAGTATTTGTGATATGGCCCTGCCAATACTCACTCAAATCGGTATAGGACTTGCGCTGTTTGCAATTGCGTATTTGATCATGCCGAAACCGGTGATTCCAAAACAGGAACAACCTGAGTTTGAAAGCCCAACCGTTGACGCAGGTAAACCGATTCCAGTCTTGTTCGGGACAATGACAATCAAAGACCCGAACATCATATTTTCAGGCGAAAAGAACACTCGAAAGTATAAAGTGAAATGATAACACTGATCAATTCAGACACCATCCGCAAATCGGGACACTGTGTTTCTGGTGTTCGGGAGGTGTGTGCGCTTCACAATATCGACATGCGGCGGCTTGTGAACGAAGGTATTCCAGTTGAAGAAGTTGCTCACATTGAAGAAGCCTACATTCAAGATATGATCAAGATTGCGATAGAATCGGAGTTGGCAGATGGGGGGAAGTAAGAAAGGTGGCGAGATGGAAGTCACCGACTACCTCATGTCTTTGCACTACGGAATTTTCCTTGGTCCGGTTGATAGTATCAAGAAAATTGTGATCGCAGACAAAGACATTGGCATAGGTGAAATTACTTCCAACCAAACAATCGCCGTGGACAAGAAAAACCTTTTCGGTGGCCCCAAAAAAGGTGGCGGTGTTTTCGGAACAATCCATTATCTTTTCGGTGCAGCAGATCAAATCCTTTCCCCGTTCCTTGCATCCAAAATGGAGCGCACACCCACCACTATGACGGGTTATCGGGGGTTCACATCCTTGTTCTTCACGGGCAATCCCGGTGGGCCAGCGGGTTTCACGTGGGGGACCAATAACCCCTTCATCCCTGAGATTGAAGTAACCGCCTCACGCGCCCCGGTGGCACTGGACAACGACTCCATGATAGGTCCAGATGCCAACCCTGCCCACATGGTAGCTGAGTGCCTTGTTTCGGACGTGTGGGGATCATCTTACCGTCCTGATCAGATCGACATGGAGTCATTCCTCTATTCCGCAAGCACGTTTCGTGATGAGGAACTTGGTCTTTCGATGCGGTGGACAGGTGAGCAGTCGGTTGAGGACTTCCTCAACAACATCATTCGACATGCAAACGCGAGTCTGACTTTTGATTTTGTCGAAGACCGCTGGTTCATGAAACCGCTTCGCGGTGACTACGTGGTTGCCGATCTGAATTACTATGGTCCTGACGAAGTTTCCTTGATCAACTTCCAGCGCCGCGCATGGGGCGAAACGGTAAACCAAGTCACAGTTACGTGGACCAACCCTGAAAACGAGAAAACGGAAACCGTTGTCGTTCAAGACCTTTCAGGGTTTGAGGTTCAAGGGCGCGCTATCGCAGACTCATCGGGAAAATATACGGGTGCGCGAAACAGAGAACTTGCCCTCAAACTCGCAGAGCGTGACTTGCGCCAAGCCGCCGCGCCCCTATCCTCGGTCGAAATTGAAGTCTCGTCCGGGATGCTCAAAAACCGAGTTGGCGATGTGGTGGTATTCGAGTGGTATGAATCGGACTCGGATTTCCGAGTGAGACCTACGGTGATGCGGATTGTCAAAATCACGAAAGGTGAGCGCGGTGCGGCTTCCCGGCGCGCGTATTTGATGGAGGATATTTATGCGTTCGGCGTGTCACCCACCGTGGCCGTGGTCGATAAAGCGGAGTCAAACTCACAAGGGGCCGTCGATATAACGAATTACAGGATCGGTTCGGCCCCATACTTCGTGGCGGCAAACGTGATCGGTGACACGGCTGCACGGGATGCCGAATACCCTAGCGTGGGGGTTTACATCTATGCAAATTCAGGTCTGATGGACCTACGCGATATTGACGTTCTCAGCGAACTACCCAGACGGGAACAAAGCCCGTCCTATCAACTGGTCGGCACTGTCGATGAGGCAGATATGTTTTCAACCATCGACGATATGGTAGTTGAAAGCACGTCCACCATGTTGCTTCCGATAAGCTACCGCCCGTCTAAAATGGAAATAGGCGGCTTTCTCATTTTCACAAACGGTGAGGCTGAAGAAATTTGTGTTATAACCGACGTGACAATTGCGACGGTGAGTTTGAAACGTGGTGTGCTTGATACTGTGCCCCATGCGTGGTCGGCGGGAACAACAACTTGGGTAACGCCCCGCAATTTCGATGGGTATGAGGAAACGGAACGCGCGGTTGGCGAAACTGCCAAGTACAAACTACTGCCGATCACCTCTTTGGGGCGATTGATCCCCAGCGCAGCAAGCGTGCGCAGCGTTACCCTATCTGATCGACCATACCTACCATTGCGCCCTGCAAACGTCCGCGTGAGAGGCCAACTTGGACCTACGGCAACCGTGGGCCTCTTGGATGATTTCACAGTAAGTTGGTCAAATCGAAACCGGACCACAGAGACCTCGCAGGTATTGAGTTGGACCGACGGGACGGTCACGCCTGAAATTGGTCAAATGACTCGGCTGCGTGTTCGCAAAAATGGTACTTGGATTGCCGACTCATCGGTCGGCGGAACTGACATGACCTTTGATACCGCCACTTGGGGTTTGGCCCTTGGTGATGTATTGGAGGTTCGAGTCGAGTCCACCCGGGACGGTTTTTCCTCTTGGCAGGGAACCGCCATAACTGTAACGATAGTTTAACAAAGGAGTTTCGGTATGCCCGGAGGCACTAGGGAAATTATGCGTGCGGGCGACATGCCCCGGATCGCCAGCCTTAATAGGGTCTATCTTATTCCAGCGGCGGCTGAGTCTGATGGAACGCCAGTCGCAATTCGCTCCAACCTATTTTACTCAGCACAGGACGGGGGTGTTCTGGAAGACCGCGTGGGCGCAGTTGAAAGTTCGATAACGACCTCAACTTTTTACGCAGTCTCGTGGGCGGCACTATCTGCCAAAACGGGGCAGTTTGACGGGCAGGGCGCTATAGTCATTGAGGACGACACGGGGACTCACCAAGACGCTACGGCGTCCGGTTACAACGGGCCCACAGTCCCAAACGCCGGGTTCTATACTTGGAACTCTGGTATTTCTCGATGGGACTGGATTTCCCAGAGTGCTTCGGACAACGCTTTGGAAAATGCAGACCTGCGCTACCGTCCGGGGGACGTGCCGTGGGTTTTTGATCTTGGGATAACCTCTCCCGCAACAACGAGTCTCGGTCGAGTAGTCCTTGCGAATGAAGCAACAACCGTTTCTTCTGAGTCTTTTGTCGCCATCGAAGAAACAACATCTTTGGAGTTTCGCGTTAGCTATTTCAGGGACACCAATCCGGCAGACCCAGACAACGACGCCGTGCAGGTAAAAGTCCTATTTTATGACTCCGGGAAAAACTTGATAGAATCTAGAACCCTCGTCACGCACCTCGGTTTGCTCGTGGCGGATGGTCGTCAAGAGGTTTTCAGAGTCATAACTTGGGACTCAAGTATCTATGGAGCGGAGGCAGTTATTCCGCCTTCGGGGACGGTGTATGTTCGCCCCCTCATAGAGTTTTACGGCATTGACCACAGCACAGGCGCAGACCTACTTATGGTCTGCGCTGCACCCAAATGGGCCGAAGAAGCAGGGAGACTGCGCGCCGAATCTCTCTACACCCCTTCGCTCGACTTTGAGTTCAATGAAGACTGGATTCCTGACTTCTCCGTTGCCCGAACCATCTTCGTCAGCCAAGGTGGCGACAACGGGAACAACGGGGAAAGTTTACGCAGCGCAGTTCGGTCGATTGAAGCCGCGCGCGATCTGGTCGAAGCTAGTGAAGACCCGACTTCTATAGTGGTCTACCCCGGCAGGTATGAAACCAGCGGCCATATTGACGTGTCGGACAACTGCACGGAGATTGTGGGCATTATGGGACAGCGATCCGTAGTGGTCGCGCCCACGGCTGGAAATGAAGAAAAAAACGTCTTTCGTGGAGGCAGCGGATTCATGCTGCGCAATATGTCAGCGCAAGGTTTTCAGGTAGATAACTTCGACAATCCGACCGAGGGGTTTCTTATGTCGTTCCGCCCAGATGCGGTGATCTACCGCGCGCTTTACATGGATCACTGTGTCAACTATCGTGCGCTTCCTGCAACGCTCATGCCGCCCCCGCTTGATCCAGAAAACGGGAACCCGAGCATGTCGAAAGGGCCGGGCTTAGTTTTGGCAGACGGAAACGTGGTCAGTGGATATTCGCCATTTGCACAAATCATGGTTGAAGCGTCCACAAATTCTTCTCCGAACGGTATGGGGTGCGTTGTAAAAGGTGAAGCGTTTGTGAACCTCATAAACGCGGTCATGCTTTGGTCGCACAAGCATGTGATGGCGCTCGACGGCGGAACGGCGCTCTTGAATAATTGTTCGACACAAATGGGCGATTACACGCTTTGGTCTGAGGGGTTTCGAAACGAAGTGCGTCTTGCGTCCGTGGTGGGCGCTATTGGTAAGTTTTCGTCCGACGCAGCTACGGTGGAAGCTGCAAGAACTACGCTTATCAATGCTGCTGTCGCCGCCGCGCCCGGTGCCGATGCTACAAGCACAGAACGCGATGCGGGTATCTTGGTAGACGCAATACGATATGACATGATTGGTGGTACAACTGAAAGCATAAAAATCTTTACACGTGGCCTGTTTCCTCACGGCGCATTTGTTTCCAGCACAACAGCGCCGTTTGTGGCATCCTTTAATGCTATGAAAACAGCGATCAATGGGCTTGGCATTTCTGCGGGCAGTAAAACTATGGCCGAGGCTTTGATAGACGCTATTGTGGCAACGGTAAACGCGCCGGTATTCCAAAAAGTCCCTTCGATAATTCGGGCAAATCAAATCCAATTCGAATTGCCTTTTGGGGGGGTCAACGCCCGCGCTTTTGCCAGACCGGCAAGGGCTGTCCGCGATACCGTTGTGCAAAAAGGACTTGGAACAGTTCAATACTCTGGTGTAGATGGTCGGGGAGAACAGTTCTTTTCGGGGGGTGCGTCTGTAGAACCAGTCAGCGGGCAGTTCAAAGGCCCGCCTGTCGCCCGCACAATCCAGCCTTT